GGTAAGGCGGTCGGCGAAGCGGAGAAGGTCGCCGGGAAACTAGCCCCCGCCGCCGGGGAAGCCGGGGCCGGGGGGGCGCTCGCTGCCGTGGGAGCCGCTGCCGCGCCCGCGCTCGCCGTCGCCGGGGGAGCGGCGCTCGGCGTGAACCTGATCTACCGCACCCTCCCCAAGATCCCCGAAGCGGCGAAGTACGATCCCGCCATCTTAGCCGAAAAGCAACGGATCGCTCGCGAAGCCCAGTCGCGGATGGACGTGATGGAGGCCGAGCGTAAGGCGGGGATGGGCGGGGCGGCGGCGGATTATAAAGCGGCCCTCGCCGCGCTCACTCAGGCCCGGACCGCTCTGGCTGCCGAGATGAAGAAAGCCCAGGCCGCCCAGGCGGCACTCCCGCCCGGAGCCGCCCCGACCGTCCTACCGCCCGCGCCGCTTCTCCCGCCGCCGAAAGCCGCTCCGCTACCGCCGGTGCCGATGGCCCCGGTTCCGCCGATGGCGGCGGCGTTGCCCGACCTGAGCGGGAAGACGACCGCGATCTCGAATTCGATCACCTCCATTTCCGACGCTCTCGCCGCCGCGCCCGGGAAGGCCTCCGAGGCCTCGGGCCATCTCGACTCCGTCGCCTCGACCTTCGCGGCGATGCCCGGGCAAGCCTCCTCGATTAGCGGCTCTCTTAACTCGCTCGTCGCGGCGATAAACTCGGCGGCGGCTTCGGCGGCGGCCTCGATCCACTCGGCGGCTGCCAGTGCGGCCGCGAGTATGAACGTTTAATGGTGGAGGTGGTAGAGATAGACGCCGAGCCCGGCTTCGATAGCCAATAGAACCGCGCCTAGATAGCGTCCCGTCTTTGTCGTCCTGGGGGAGAGGAGGAGAACAAGGGGCACGAGAACGGCCCCGACCGTTACGATGACGAGCGCCCGGACGGCGAGGAAGATAACAACTCCCCCCAGGATCACGAGTAGGGTAAGCATCAGGACGCACATACGTCTTATACATTTCGGGGCGGCGTAGTTAGAAACCGGTATGGCGACCGAATTCCAGTATACGACCTCGGGTGGAGACGCCTGGGACTCGATTTCCTGGTCTCTATTTAAGACGGAAAAGTATATGGCTTCCCTTATCCTCGCCAACCCGGGCTACGCGGATGTCGTTAACTTCGACGCTGGGATCGTACTAACCGTCCCGGTCGTTCCCTACGCGCCGAACGTTTCGAACGTGCCCTGGGGCTCGCTGATCGCGAACTACTGAAAATGTTAAAGGTCACGCCTACCATCTCGATCGGCGGCCAATCGCTCCCGGCGGAGCTAGCCAACCTCGTCACCGAGATCACCTACAAGGAGGGGCTCAAGTTTACCGCCGACACCGTCAGCCTCCACGTCGCCGACCCGGGCGGCGTCTTCCGCCGGACCTTCCGGCTCAAGGCCACTATTCCCGTTACGCTTTCGATCCGGGCGGGGGCGCTGACGAAGGAGTGTGGGACCTTCTACGTCCACACGCTTTCGTTTAAAGGGAACCGGTCGGGCGGCTGCGACATAGCGATCGAGTGTACGTCGACGCCCATCAAACCCGACAACTCCATCCGGACCGAGCGTAAGAGCCGGGGCACGGAGCGAACCACCTTAAAGGATTTCTCCGCGAAGGTGGCCGGAGAGAACGGGCTCGGGTTCAGCTGGCAGGTGAAGGCCAACCCGAAAATTGGCCGGTCGGATAGCCACGACGAATCCGATCTCGTCCATCTCAACAAGCACTGTGCCGATAACGACCTGACGCTTAAAGTTAAGGACGGGACGCTCTACGTCTTAGATCACGACGCCCTAGAGAAACAGCCCCCGGTCGGGACGATCGTCGCTCCCGCGATCGGGAACCCGGGCGGGATTAATGGCGTTGGCGGGCTCCTAAGCTTCAGTATGCAGGAGTCGACCGAGGACGTCTATAAGGCCTGCGAGGTGGCGTACTACGACCCGCGAACCGGGAAAATGTGTAAGCGGACGGTCGAAGACCCCGATTGTGCCGATCTCGGGATTACCCACCGCTATAAGCACTTCCCCGATGACGAGGAGTCGACCTCGCTAAACGACCCGGAGACGTCGAAAGACGTCGCCGACGCCCCGCCCTCGCCGACGAAGTTTACGCCGGGCGCGATGCCTTTCCCGATTCCACCCATACCGGGGGTAATTACTTGAACGATGGCCGATAACCCGCTAGCGAACGTCCCCTCCTGGTTATCTTCGGAGTTCCAGAGCGCCCTGAAGAGTAACCTCCCGAAGGGCGTTTCGCTGAATCTCTTCGGACGGACGCCGTTGGCGACGGTCCCGACGGCGACGGTTGAGAATAACGAGACGAAGGTTTCCCGGGCCGACAAGGTCGCCAAGAGCCGTCTCAAAAAGAAGAACCGCAAACGCCATCAGAAATCGCTCGTCCTCCCGCTAAACCTCTCGCTCGAAAGCGCAACCGTCTACACGACGCAGGGCTTCTCGCCCGATCTCGACGGGAACTGGCTCGTGACCTCGGTGACCCATTCGATGAAGAAGGGCGGTTCGACGACGAGCGTGGAACTTGAGCGATGTAAGACTTCCTTCTAGGCGAACCGGTACCTTTGTTGTGCGTACAGATAGAACATGATCTCGATATACTCGTCATCGGACAACCGGCGCTCGGCCCAGTCGGCCAGCGTTAACGGCGACCAGGGGAGCGGCGACCGGGCGCTCGTCAGTTCGCGTTTCCGGATGCGCACCATTAGCTGCTCGACGAGGTACGCCTCCTTCCACATTTGTTGCTTGAAATTGAGCATATGATCCTGCCCGATTACTCTAGCGCCGACTTTAACCAGACGAGCCTTAATCTTCTCCGCGCTGGCCGTGTGACCGACGCTAGGTATGGTTCTAACGGCCCGGAAATTCGAGTTAGTTATCCCGACCGCGATGTGACGAGCGACTGGCTACCCGTCGGGCAACCGGCGTCGGGCGGGATGTCGGTCCACGTCTGCCCCCGGATTGGAACTAATGTGATCGTCGGCCATCTCGGCACCGGGATCGAACGAGGCGTCGTATTAAGCACGGTCCCGACCCAGAACGGTGGTGCTGTGATCCCCGATCACCTTAACACAGCGGCAGTATTGTTTGATGACGGAACCCAAATTTCGCACAACCCGGAGACCGGCGCTTTTCAGGTCGTCGGTCCGAAGACCGCGCTCTTTGCCGTTGGCGGGGACATCGCCATGATGAGCGACGGGGTCTGGACGATCCACTGTTCGGGGAATTGCAATATTACCGCCGGAGGGAACGCTAACGTCACCGCCGCCAACGTCACGGTTAAGGCCGGGACGATTACGCTGGACGGCGACGTGACGATTACGAAGACGCTAACCGTAGACCAGAATATTACCGGTAACGCGGACGAGAGCATTTCAGGTAATAGCTATTCCGGTAGCCGGACGGGCGGGCCGATTTAGGCGTAGTTAGTCCCCAAGATGTACGGCATCCTTGGCACCCTCCCCTTCATGAGCGGCTTAGGCTCCGTCTTTACGCCCCACGCCGTCGACGTTTCCCGCAAGAACTCCTTCGCCAAACACAAGATCCTGAATTACAACGATGTCCTCGAAGACACCGGCGTCGAACCGATCGACGTGACGCTAGAGATGGGTTTCATGATTGGCTATACGTTAGACCCGGCGCGGAGTGTCTCGATGCTCGCGGCATTTATGGACGCTAAAACCCCGGCTCCGCTTATCGTCGGGAACGTCCCGGTCGGGCGTGGCCTTATGTCGATGTTCGTAATCGAATCGATGAGCGTGAAGGTCTCCAAGTTTTCCGGTACCAACCCGGCGGTCGTCACCGCCTCGGTAAAGCTTTGCGAATACGCCCCGCCGCCGAGTCCCCTGACTAACTTCCTTTCGAACCCGGTCGGGGCCTTAACCGGGGGCGTCGGCGGAATCGTCTCGTCGATCGGCCTGCCCGGCCCGAAGGCGATTTTCGGTTCGATCTCCTCTCTCGGTTCCGGACTAAGCAACTTCCCGACTCCCGCGCTCTCCTTTTAAATGCCCTCCTCGCTTAAGATCTCGAACTTTACGGCGCTCGTCGGGAACCGGCTCTGGAACCTTGACGGCGACTTCCAGTTTAACTTCGACGTCCCGGCGGGATCGGTTGGCGAAGTCCTGCAAAATATCTACAACACGTTTCAGACCCGCTACGGGACCCAGCGCTTACAACGCACGTTCGGGCTCGAGATGGACTTTATCGATCAACCCGGCAACTTCGCCACGCTCCAGATGCAGGTAGCAGTATTGAACGCCGTTTCGTATTGGGAGCCCCGGGCCAAGTTTAACGTCATCCAGTTCGCGCTCGACCCGACTACCATCGTCGCCGGGGTTTACTCCTTCTATTGCGAGTTGACGATTAATCTGGACGTCCAGATTAACGCCGCGCTCTACGCGCCGACGGGGCCGAGCCCGACCTGGGTAATAGATGGTCCTCTGGACGGCACACCGAACGCCGCCACACCCCAGCTCCAAACGCTTACCGTCTAGCGGTAAGCCGCGCCGCCGTCTTAGCGGCGGCGGTATCTAAGCGCTCGAAGGTCCGGTTCGCTCGGTCGGAAAAGAATTTTTGTACGCGTCCGGAGATCGCCGCAAGCCACAGTAGCATCCGCAATAATAAAACGCTCGGCATAGCTCCGAAGATAGAACGGGCGAGCGTAGTTAGGAAGGCGGAATGGCTAAGCCCGACCCATTTGCCGGACTCCCGAATATAGTCTTCGCCCAGATCGACCCCGTCGCGCTCCAGACGGCGGTTATCGCTGGCTTTCAAGCGGCCTGGCAGGCGGACACCGGGGAGACCTTAGTCCTACTTCCGAGCGACCGGCGCTATAACTTTCTCTCCAGCGTCACGGCCTGGTTGGTCGGGGCCTACGCGACGCTCGACCAATCCGCCAAACAGAACCTCATCCCGTACTCCGCCGGAGGGTTCCTCGACAACGTCGCCGCCCTCTACCTAACGACCCGGCTGCCCGCGTCCCCGGCCACCACACAGCTCCGCTTCCAGCTCTCGCTTCCCTCGAACGCCGCCTCGACGATTCCCGCCGGGACCTCGGTCGCTTCGGCCTCGACCGGGCTCGTCTTTTCGACCGTCGAGGACATCGACATCCCGGTCGGGCTCGTCAACGGCTACGTCAGCGCGAATTGCACCACGACCGGGACCGCCGGAAACGGGCTCCCGATCGGCGACATCGTTAATCTTATCAACTGGTCTGGGGCTTTCGTCGTCTCGGCCTCGAATACCGAGGTTACGACCGGCGGCGCGGCGACCGAGACCGATACCGCTTTACGGGCGCGGCTCCTCGACGCGACCGACTCTTTTAGCCCCGCAGGCCCCAAGGGGCGCTACAAATATTGGGCCGAGGGCGTGAGCCCGGCCATCTCCGAGGTCAGCGTCATGGGCCCGGAGGACGGGCTCGATCCGGGCAACGTCACGGTGACCGTCATGCTCCAGAACGGCGTCTACCCGAACCAAGCCCTACTCGACGCGGTCGACAACACGCTCGACACGAACAGCGTCCGGGACCTGTGCGCCCGCCTAACGGTCAGCGCTCCAAGCGGCGTACCCTACTCGGTTGGGGTCCGCTACTGGGTTGATCAGACCCAAGAGTCCAACGTCCTCAACATCCAGCGCGACGTCGAGGCCGCCGTCTCCGGGTGGATGGCCGGGGTCCAGGGGGCTTTAGGTGGGGCGATCGTCCCGTCGACGCTGTCGGCGGCGGTAATGGCCGGGGGGGCGTCAAGCGTCATCGTTGACGAGCCCGCCGCCCGCATCCCGCTCCGGTTAAACGAGGTCGGCGTCGTCGTCGACGATCCGAAGGTCGACTATCAGGGGCTCGAAGCCGACAGCCAGGTATAAACTCCCTATGGACCGACAGGCCGCCACCTCCTTCCTCTCTTACCTCTCCCCGGCGCTCCAGAACGACCGGTTCTTCGTGGCGCTGGCCGAGACGTTAGACCCGCTCTTACAGAATTACCTTAACGCGATCCCGGTTAACCGGATTATCTGCTCCCTAGCGAACCAGCCGCCCGCCGTTCTCGACCTCCTCGCCGTCTACCACTTTAACACCGACGGCTACGATACGTCGTTCGCCTACGGGACGAAGCTGACGCTGGTCCAGAACTCCATCATTAATAAGATCCGGAAAGGGACGCGGGCGGCGGTGGAGAGCCTGCTGTCGATCGCCTTCGCCTCGTCGGCGGTAATCGTGGAGTGGTTCGAGGACGACCCGACCGGGACGACCGTTGAGCCAAATACTTTCAGAATTAAGATTGCTCCCGATCAGCTGATTGACCCGGAAAATGTCGACAAGATGATCCGGTTAATCCTGAAGATGAAGAACGCGCGAAGCTACCTGTCAGGAATTTCTTCGCTCTCGGTCGCCGACAAGGGCACGCTCTACTTATCGGGGAACGTTTCGCTACTCGATACGGCGGTTCTACCCTACCGGGCTACGATCCTATAAAAGTACGCCCGCTCTCGTTTTCGGGAGCGGGCGCAGTCGGTTACGAAACGGCACGCAACGCCACGAAACGACACGTTACACGACGATACAAGACGATACAGAACGCCACGAGACACAACGCTACGATACAGAACGCCACGGCACGAAACGGTACGGAACGTCAGTTCGACTCTATAGAACGGCTTCCTAGACGATCGACTCCGCGAATCACAGACGCTCCCCCCGAGACGCGTAGTTAGGAGGCGTGGGTTTCTCCGCCGTAACGATTACCAACGCCGGGCTCCAGGCCATCAACACGATCCTTACCTCCGGCGGGACGCTCGCCTTTACCGGAGCAGACGGCGGCTCGGGCTATCCGACCGGGACCGATAACCCCTTGACCTTCACCGCGCTGAAGAACCGCGTGATGGCGGCGACGCCGACGTCCGCCAACAACACGGTTTTGTACCAGAGCACTTATAAGGTCAACTTTAGCAGTGCCAACGCCCCTTTCCAGTTTCAGCTGAATGAGATTGGGATTTGGTATTCGCTGAACGGGGCGGCGGCGTTCCTCTTTGGCTACTCGACGACCGGGGCGGCCAACGGCGACATCATTACCCCAACCGGGCCGACCGGCGCGGTCGAAAAGGATTATGTTATCCCGGTCGTCTACTCCCAGAGCGTCCCCGTCTCGACCTCGGTGACGTTGACCGGGGCGACCGAGCTACACGCCGCCACACATCTTCCTTCCGGGACCGATCCGATCCCGATCGCCTCGTCGACGATCGGGGGCTTAACCCCGAAGACGAACGCTCTCCCCTCCCAGGTCCTACTCGGCGGGGCGACCGCCGGGTGGGGAGCGGTACCGCTCCACGCGCCAACCCATCTGGACAATGGCGTCGATACGATCCCGACCTCGACGACGGTCCGGACGGGTCTTCTCCCGAAGCTCTCCGGGAACGCAGACCAGCGGCTCGACGGGACCGGGGCCTGGCAAGTGAGCCATCCCGTCGGTATGGTCGTCGATTTTGCCGGAAATACGCCTCCGGGAGGCTGGTTGATGTGCGATGGCCAGGCCTACTCGACGACGACTTACGCCGCGCTGTTTGGCGTGATCGGGTATTCGTACGGAGGGAGCGGCGGCTCCTTTAACGTCCCCGACGCCCGGGGCCGGGCCTCCATCGGGGCAGGCCAAGGTCCGGGGCTAACGAACCGGGGCCTCGGCGGGCGGGGCGGCGAGGAGGCGCACGTCCTCTCCGCGAGCGAGCTGGCTTATCATAACCACGGCATCAACGACCCGGGCCACGCTCATTCAATTTCAGACCCATCTCACGTCCACGGCGTCTCCCAAAGCGCTCACGCCCACGGCGTCTATGATCCGACTCACGCGCATTCCCTAGCGGATCCAGGCCACGCCCACGGCGTCGCCGACCCGGGCCACTCCCATACCTACGAATCCCCGATCAATTACCAACAGATTGGCGGCTGGGCTAGCACTACCCCGGGTTACGGCTCGGCGGCTTACGGTACTTCCGTTTCCGGGACGGGCATCGGCATTTACGGGTCGGGGTGTGGGATCGGAGTTTACGGGGCAGGAACGGGCATCAGCATCTACGGCGCCAACGCCAACATCTCGATTAACGGGGCCTACACCGGCATCGCGATTTACGCATCCGCAACGGGCATCAGCACGCAATACGCCGGGGCCAACGCGGGCCACAATACGATGATGCCTTTTATCGCGTTTAACAAGATCATCAAAGTTTGATTGGCCTATGGCTACCCACTACAAAATCGATCTCTATACGGACGAGCAACTCGCTCTCTTCAATACCCAAGTCGGGGACGTCCTAACGCTCGATGTACCCGATTCGGCGGGAAAGACGACCCGGGGCGAGAATACCGTGCTCGATATTGAAACCCGCGACGCCGGCACCCATCCCGACACCGGCGAACACCTTACCCGGGTCATCCTCAAACTCGAAGAGTAAAATGCCGGGGGCGACGCTAGATCTTAGTGTAGTTTGCGGGAGGGATTTCTACCTGTCGATTACGAATCAGACGGCGGCGGGTAACCCCTTCTCGATGGCGAACTATATCGCCGTTATGACGGTGAAGGCGTCGATCGACGATCCGGACGCCGCCGCCCTGTACCAGGGTGGCCCCTGGGCGACGGATTACGGTTTCGGAAAGTTAACCTTTAAGCTCGACCATATTTTAACCGGCTCCTGGTGGGTGGCGCCTCCGGCGGGGAGCGGGGCGGTTTCGACGGCCACCTGTTACGATGTGAGTTACGCGGACGCGGCCACTCCCAAAAACTGGAACACCATGCTTTCCGGAAAGGTAACGCTAGAGCAACCGGTTACGGTGGTCATTCCCGGAGGCTAGTGTGTGGCTACGGTCTTACCTCCGGACGTTAGCGTAGTACTGACCCTCGACGAGTCGCTGAACGTCGAGGAGCTGCTGAGCGACGTCGCAACGGTCACCCTAACCAGCGTCACCGAGCCCTACATCCTCGTGCTTACGATCGCTTAAAACCGAATGTCGGCCCTACTCCCAGCGGACGTTAGCGTCATCCTCTCGCTCGGCCCCGAGCTGAACGTCGAGGCGCTAACGGTCGACTCGACCGACGTCGTGGTCGTGAACGCGACGATGCCGATGGTCCTGTCGTATGACCCGGTGAAGGGGGATAAGGGCGACGCGGGCACTCCCTCGACCATTCCCGGTCCGCCCGGCCCTCCACTTAACATTTTAGGCACCGTCCCGACGGCGGCGGATCTCCCCGCCACCGGCAACGCGCTTAACGACACCTTTATTACCGAGGACACGGGGCACGCCTGGATCTGGACGGGCGACCCGGCGGCCTGGGTCGACCTCGGGCCGTTCGCGGGCGCTCCGGGCGCGCGGGGCTCGCTCTGGTTTACGGGGGCGGGGCCGCCGCCGACCCCGTTGAACGGGGCGCTCCCCGGGGATTACTACCTGGACTCGGTCTCGGGGAATTATTACCTCCTTTCCTAACCCCCTATGCCCCACCACTCCGAGGCGGCGAAAGCGAAGATAAGCGCGGCGGCGCGCCGCAGCTGGGCGGCGGGCGTTTACGATTTTCTCCGGAAGCCGAAACCGAAACCGACCGCCGAGGAGTGGGCGGCGCGCCGGGCGCTCAAGGCGCAACGCAACCGGGCAGGCACCCTCCGGCTATGGGCCGAGGGGCGGGGTTCGACCGCCGGGTTATTTACTCCCGAGGCCCGGCGTAAAGCGAGCGAAGCCTATAAGACGAGCCCGAAAGCGAAGGCGGCGCGGGAGTGGGCCGTGAAGTTCCGGATCGCGAAAACCCGCGCCCGGAGGGTCCGCTCTTCGGCGATCTTTAACGAGCTGGAGGTGGTCGACCTCGTCCTCCGCTACCAGCGCTCGGGCGGCGGCGACGAGGCGCTCTTCGCCCGGATTATCCACGCCAGCCTCCCGCTCATCGATGCCTCCATCCGGCATTACTCCCCCCAATCGAGCGCCGCCGATTTCGTCGAGCTACGGCACGACCTGATCCTTAAGCTCGCCGCGCTCCTCCCGAAATACGATCCCCGCCGGGGGAGGGCTTTCGCGTTCTTTACGCTGTCGATGAAGAATTACCTCATCAACAATTTCCACACCACCGTCCGCCGCCGCTCCCGCTTCCAGCTGTTCGGTGACGAGGAGCTACTCGAGGCGCTCGGCGACCGGGCTTCCGATCCGGGGGAGAAGCTCGAAAGCGAGGAGTTCCTCGAGCGGCTCCGGGCGCTACTCCGCCCCTCCGACTGGCACTGGCGCTGGCGGTGGGAGCGGAAAGGAAGGCTTCCGTTACCGGCCTGGAGAGCGGGGTGGAGATGGAAGCGGCTGGGGACGATGACCGCTTAGGAGGTAGTTCTATAGACATGTGGACGCTCGAAGGAAATCTTAAGGGTCCGCCCGGTACGGACGGGACGGCGGGATCGAGCGGCGAGAACGCCTTTACGTTTGTCGTGGAGCCGTTTACCTGTCCGCCGATTGGCGAGACCGTCGAGGTCGCGGTCGAGAGCGTGGCCTTTATGGTCCTCGGGCAGACCCTCTGGGTCGAGAGCGCCGGAGGGGGCACGAGCATAGCGGGCGAAATGCAGATTGTGGCTATCAACGGCAACCCGCCCGGCCCTTACCGCGAGATCGCTACTCCGGTACTACCGCCGCCGAAGCCGCGAACGCCGCCGCCGCCGCCGAAACTACTTAGCCTTAACGCTACCGTCGATGCCTCGGACGTTCCTCCCGTGGGCCAGACGGTAACCCTAGACTTCGCGGACCTAACCGGGGTCGCGATCGGAAAATGCCTCGTGGTATCGACCGTCGAGGCGGAGGGGCGGCTCCGGGTAATCGCTAAGTTGGAGGTGACCGCTGTGGAGGGAAACTCGGTTACGCTGCTTAACCCGGGATAGAAAATGCTTTTTGTCCACGGTTTTGACCTCGGCATCTACGACCCGGACGGGCTAATGGTTAGCGAGACCGTCTTCGCGACCGAGGGGAACGTCTTCGACTGGACCGGGGCGGGTTACGACGCGGCGGCGGTGACCGCCTGGCTGACGGCGGCGGCGGGCCGGAACCGGGTGCCGCTGCTGACGGTAAGGCCGGTTGCGGCCCCGGGGAACGACGCGACGCTCCTCACCGACATCGTCGCCGGGGCCTACGACTCGGTCCTCAGCAATCTCACCGGGGCCATTAACGCGGCGACCTTCGCCGCCGGGAAACGGCTCTATCTGCGCTGGGGTCCTGAGATGGACGTCGTGACGGGGGTGAACCCCTGGGCAGTCGCACCGAGCATCGCTTCGACGTACGGCGCGGCCTACGACTACGTCACCAACTATTTCCGGCAACACATTACGGCGACCCCGGTCTCGACCGTCTGGAGCCCGGCGGGGGATTCGAGCGACGCGAAGCTTTATTATCCGAGCGACGTGAGCGTTGACCTCGTCGGAACGACGGTTAAGGAGTGGACGTTGCTCAGCTTAGACTACGGCTTCGGCAAGCCCAAGACGCCGGGATTGTATTGGGACTCGAAGGGGTTCCGTTCCTTCTCTAGCATCCTCACCGATAAGCTGCCAAACATCTCCTTCCCAAACAAGAGCATCGTCGTCGCCGAGGCCGGGGTGAGCACGACCGGGGTCGGGACCGACGGGGGAAATTTTGGGACGAAGACATACCAGCGCGAGTGGATGTACGAGGGCTTTGAGGCGCTAAAACGGGGCGATTTCCCGTTGATTATGTCGCTTGTCTATTACAACGTTACGGACTTGCCGAATTCCTGGATGCCGTACGAGACGAGCGCGCCCGACTTCCACATCTCAGCCGACGTTTTTCGGTCTTGGCTTGGCCAATGACCGAATCCATTCCAATTCACTTCATCCACTTCGAGCGGTTCCCGGCAGCGTATTCGATGACCTGTTCGGGGGTCATCTCATAGTTCACGCCCATTACGACCTCGTTCCGGTAAGGCTCGACGAGCTGGAACCCGCCCCGGTTATTCGAGTGATAGGTGCGCTGGCGGGATTTCGTAGCGATAAAGCCGGACCGGCGGGCGGCGCGGCGGGCCTTCTGTTCAATAGGAGTAGACATAGGTTTTTCGTTATAAGTCGTATTCAACCGGGTCGATCTCGGCCAGCAGGTCCAGCGCCGCGCGGAACTTCTGCGCCCGGTCCGGGAACCGCGCTATAAAGTCGTTATCGATCTGCCCGAGCAGCGTGAGCGCCTGGGCAAAGGTCTCTAGTGTTTCGTCGTATTCGTTGTCGTTCATAGGTTTCATAGGTTTTTGTTAGTACATTTCGTGGTTAGAACTCGTCTGATTCGGCGATCCGGTCGAAGAGGGGAGCCGGAGCGGGGGCCTTGCTGGCCGCGAGCTGCGTCGCCGCGAGGAGGGCGTCGGTTATCTCCTCCGGGAAGTGCCCGGCGACCAGGGCGTCCCCGAGCGTCCTCGCCTCGTCGAGAGTTTTTAGTAGGGTCTCGATTAGCCTCTCGTAGAGAGCCTGCGCGGGCTGGTCGTCCGGATCGATCTCGTACTCTTCGTTTAAGTTTAATTCTTCGCTCATATACCTATCCATTTCGCGCTCCCTCAGCTAGTTCGGGGAAAATCCCGGGACGACGAACCGAGCCCGGAAGTGTTCCTGGGGGACGATCCGGTCGAGTAACTTTGCGAACGCCGCCCGGAACCGCTCCTTATTGAATTTTGGCCGCGTCTCGCAAAGCGCGAGGAATTCCGCGCGGTGCTCGGTGAGTTGCTCGGCGAGAAACTTGGCGACGGCGAGGCGCATCTCCCGGGCCTCGTCCGCCGGAAACGGGACTACGGCGGGTAGTCGCTTCCGGAGTTTGTCCACTAACTCAAAGGTGGCATCCGTTAAAAGCTCCGTCGTCCAGGAGGCTAATCTTTGTTCGTATTGCATATACCGCGCTACATTTCGCGAGGTTACGTCGGAGTAGAAAACGGGCTTCGCGCCCGGAGCGGATAAAAGCAGTTTACCGGCCTGGATCGTTAGAGTAACGTTGGTCGTTTCTTGCATATTATTGTATTGATGTTTCTTTCTGTTTGGGCCTCGGGTCTGTACCCCGAGGCCCGCTTGCTTCTTGAGCTAGGACTAGACTATAAACTCGATCGAGCCCGAGCCCGCCTTCGTGGTTGACCCCGGAACCGGGGTGTACTCGCCGATAGTAAAGACGTGGGGCTCGTTAAACATATAGCCCTCCTCGTCCGTCCAATCCATAAACCATCGGGCCTCGGGCCAGTCGCCCGTTGCGTTGAGCCACGCGATTATCGCCAAGCCCTTATTAGGTCGGAGGAATTCCTCCGGGCGGTCGGGGCTGTAGATGCGATAGGGTTTAGTTGCTTGCTGTTGTTTCTTCTTTGTTTGTGGCATAGGTCATTCCCTCCTTACATTTCGCGAGTCAGGCGTCGTACCCGGTCTCGCGGTACATCTCCTCGGGCTCGACGATCGGGCCGACAAGCCCAATCTTTAAGAGCGCGCTCTCGACGGCTTCCTTCGCCGCCTCGGCGGTCGGATAACGGCGGATCTCACCGTCCGGGGTCCGGGCGATCGCATCGAGGATTTCGTGGGCGCGGGCGCTCCTCAGTCCAAACCGGTCCAAAACCGCGTACAAGCAGTAAGAGTCGTATTTCGAGACGACCACCTTCCAAGTCGCCTTCTTCCCGATCGGCCCCTCAACGCTCAAACCCCAGAGCCATAAAATCCCGTTCGCGCTCCCGGAGCTAGGGTCGGGGAGGCTCAGATACTCGGAACCCTTCCTAGGCCGCCGCCACGGCCTCGTACCGTCGTGGCCGTGCCACGTGAGCGCATCCGCGCGGTACGAGACTTCGGGAACGGGGACGCGGTCAAGGATGTACTTAAAGATGGGCTCAAAATCGGGAATGCCCGGCGGGAGGTATTCCTTCGGGAGCTGCGCCCAGGTGGACCGGACCGCGTCGATCCGCTCACGGATGGAGAGAAGTTCGGAATAGTCTTTCAATTGGCACCGCCTATCTCGCGGTCGATTAACCGCGCCATCTCCTCCGGCGGTACCGGGTAGTCGGCCCCCTCGGGCCAAGAGAGTTCGATCCAGCGGTCCAGGGTCAGAATCTTGGACCCGAAACGGTTGCTAATCTTGACGTGGCTGAGCTGGCCGTCGTCCCCGATCGCGTGTGCTCCGATATAATGGTCATCGTCGTTGTGATACATGACCAAGCTTTACGGTCAACGCGGCCCGAACTGAAGCAAAAAATTGACGAAAATTGTTTTTAAGTTATTCGGGACAAAGAATTTATCATGCTGATACGCCAAACGTCATCCGAAGAACGTTGTTCTCCTTGGAAAGGGAAGAGGGAGTGTTCTACCGATACGCGGAACATGG